CAAAATCATCTGGGTCAAAGTCTTGATTCACACCACTCCAAAACTCTGAATATCCATAATAACCTGTATGTGTTACTGCGCCTTGAGCTGTCGCTGTACCTCCACCATCAACTGCTGTAAAGGTTGTTATAACATAAGATATGGCTACTGTATCTATTGTACCACCTGTAGTACCACCATATGTTGCAGTATAATAGTCTTTGGCTAATGTTGCTATCTCAAATACTGTTCTGTTGCTTGTTGCGTTTTTAAGTATCGTATAACGCAAAGTACCATCTATAGTAAGTGCCATTTGAGCTGATAAATGACCACCTGTAGTAACTGTAACAAAATACGGACTTCTTAGTAATATATTAGCCATTAGTGTCGAATATTATATTTTCTATATCTTTTACAAACTTATCTTGTAGCTCAGTAGGTAACTTGTCAAACGCTTGGTTAAAAGGTTTAGTAAAAAACATACTTGCTTTTATACCCTTTTGAAATATACTCCTTGCAATTAAAAATTGTAAAGATTTGTTTGTTATGAATCTACCTTTCTTATCTCTACCTTTTATACCTTTTCTTTTTATGTAACCCTCAAATATTGCAGGGTTTGGCATACTAGAGCTATAAGAAAAACGAGAGTTTTTATTTTCTAAGTAATTGGACTTAGTACCTTTTACACCTTGGTCTTGAAACTTTCCGTATTGTTCCATAAAAAACTTTACGCCTATATTATCTCCATCTATAAAAGGTAAATACTCTAAACTGTTGTATAGTTTTCTTGTATCGTTTTGGGAAAATCTTTTACCCCCCTTTTTAACTCCTTTTGTAAGTCTTGACCTTGCTTGTTGTATAACAAACTTTCCAAAGTTATTTAACGCCTCTCTTGTTTCTTTTAGCTGCATACGTTTATATCATTACTAATTAATACATTGAACGTACAAGCTACACCTGCCATTTGATTCTCAAACCTTTCGTAGAAGAACTCACAAGAAGCATCTCCATCTAGTTGGTATTTGTTTTGATATAGTGTTCCTTTGCCTAGTAGTCCTACTAATTTATTAGCTACAGCTAATTGAGTGTTTAGAATGTCTTGCTCGTTGTTGTTGCCTCTAAATACGTCTGTTGTTTCATCTTTGGATTGGTCTACTACATCCATGCACATAACTGTTATGTTGAAGTTGAGGACTTGTTCCTGAATAGTTACGTTGTTTACTATTATATGACTTAAAGGAAAGATTGTTTGCTTAGATAGGTCTATGTCGAATATATCGCCTGTTGTTACAGTATTGACATTCTCATCTGCTAATAAGTTAGTCTTAATAGTGTCTGTGATTTGGTAATAGCCTCTTACTCCTTGATTCATTTGTTAAATTTACTTTTCATTTGTTTAGCCTCTGCTTCAGCTTTGTCTTTCATAAAACTTAAAGCATAAAGGCAGGTGTGTATGTTTAGTTTAGTGATATTCTCAAATCTTCTAATATCTCCTTGAGAGAGGCTGAAAAGTGATTGATACCACCCCCACTTTCTTCCAAAATTTGCTGCTGAACTAAGGTTATCTCCTCCTCCTGTAAATAACTCATCATAGCTTGTGATAAGTCCATCCCTAAATGATAAAAAAAAATTATAGAACTAAGTACAGCATCCATTGGCATACCTTTCATAACTTCAGTTTGTTCGCCCTTATAATCTTCTATAATGTATTTATCTTTGTGTCTTTGTTTGATAGGTCTGTAAAGAACTCCCATAGCTCGGTGTATATTTGACATATCTCCTATGTAAGTATCTAAGTCTATATATTCTCCAAAGCTCATGTCCTCTAATTTAGGAATAAAGCCATAGGTCTTACCACCCATCTTAAACTCTTTTACTAGCTGAGGCTTTTCGTTAAACATATCTGACAGTATTGTTGTTATGTCTTTTATGCTGTTAGCTTTCATAGCTAGTATTGTATCGCCTCTTAGACCACAAAATATTTCTATCATTTTCATAGCTAAGAAGTTTACATCTTCATTATCTTCTTGAATCTTTAGATACTTTTGATATTGACCTAAAGTAATCTCACTTAAAGTGTCTGGGATATATACCTCTACTTTCATATATATATAACGAAGAAATAAAAAGTTTTAGAGCATAAAAAAACCCCTACTTTCGTAGAGGTCTTTATAGTGAGTTTGTTTATTAATCTCTCCATCCTTTCTTACCTGCATTACGCAATCCTTCCCTTAACGCTTTGTCCCAAAAATCTTTTACTAATTTTTCAACATCAAAGGCTAGAGCTAAACCATCTACAACTTTTAAAAATCTTATAGCATCTTGTTTAACTATTTCTCTTAAAGATTCCATTTGCTTAATATTGTTAGTATCATAAGCATTTAGGTTTACTGAAATTCCATACTCAAAAAATAAGTCTGTAATTAATTGTTTGTTTTGTTTTTCCATAATTGTTTTGTTTTATTATTATGATGTAAATATACAACTATATTTTAGTTTTTTAACTATTGTTAAGAACTTTTTTTTATTATTTTTATCTAACAGAGAAAAACACTATAAACTTTAACATTTCTTTAACATAATTTTAACACTTATTGTATTGCATAGTTACCTCTATTTGGGTTTCTAAGTTGCATCATTAAAGCGTATCTTGCTGCATCAATACAATCTGGGTGTGTTCCTGTAGGTTTTTGTAGATTGTTACCCTCTTTGTCTTTATCCCATACATAGCCTTGTAGTTCCCTAATTAGATTCTTAGAACTTGATGTTATATAGATTTCGTTTTGGTTGATTAGGTTTATTCCGTAGACTATAGAATCTCTACCCTTTGATACAGGAAATACTTTGTGTCCGTAGTTTCTTAGTTCTTGTATTGACTTAGGCTCTGCACTATCAGCGTATATGTTTTCTCGTATGTCGTTTTGCTTGATGAAGTAACTTAAATCTCTATTCAACATTCCCTTTCTATAAAGTACCTCATCAAAGATATAAGCATGATTCCATTTGTAAAGTCTGATAATCGTAGATGGGTCTACTGAATATCCAAAGTCTAACCCTGAGCAAAGTAATCTTGCTTCTTGTGGAATATTATCTATAGGTTTCCAATCAGGAATACACACACCCTCTAAACTACCTATTTGTCCTAGTCCGTAAACTTTCCACCAATTTGCCCAATAGGTTGAGGTCTTGGCTTTCTCTTTAGCTTTCTCTATTTCTTTGACTATTGATTTAGGTAGGCTGTCATTGTCTTTGTAAGTAAGTGTTATGAAGTTCGCATCTTGCTGCCCTATTAGTTCTTTGTCTACCCAAAATAAATTAGCAGGATTGTAGTCAAGCCATATATTGCCTGATGTTCTTACAGCTAGTTGTTGGTAAGAATCAAAGCTAACATTGTTACACTCGTTTATAAATAAGTCTGTTCTTCTTGCGCCTCTTAGTTTGTCTGGTTGGTCTGTACTAAAGAACTCTATGTAACTACTATTGCTGAATTCGTATTTTAAGGTACTCTTATTGAACTTTCTATCATCATACCTATTTAACCCCTTTAAGATGTTTAAGAAGTCTTTTAAAGCTCCTCTACGCAAGTGTGGTATTGATTCAGCTACTATGCTTATTTCTTTTCCCTTGTTTCGGATTGCATAGTCTATGAGGATTGCTATGATTGCTATTGTTTTACCTGCTGAACTACCTCCTCTAATTATACGAACTCTTTTCTCAAGTTCTCTTAGTTTGTTTAGTGCTGAGGTTTTAGTTAGTTGCATTTAATCTTTTATAAAGCACACCCAATGAGTTTTCATGGCCTTACCTGATTTGTGTCCGTATAAGGGTTTTTTGTCTGTTAGTTTTAATATTTCTTTCAAGGGTATTCGGCACTCGTTCCATTTAAAGATAAGTGTACCATTTGGTTTTAAAACTCTAAAACATTCTTTAAAACCCTTTTTTAACATAGCTCTCCATTCCCCTGTTAAATTGCCATATCGTTTAGTTATAACTGCTGTAATCTTGTCTTGTGGTATATGTGGTGGGTCAAATACTATGTGCCAAAAGGAATTGTCAGGTTGTTTGATGTTTGTAAAATCTCCTACTATATCAGGTTTAATTTTAATGACACCTCCATTGGGATATGCGGCATTAGGTTTTATTTTGTAATCTTTGTTTCTTTTGTCAAGATATAAGGCTCTGTCATCTTGCTTGTCAAACCACATACTTCGACTACCACAGCAAACATCTAATACTTTTTTCATTTAATACTTTTTTAATTAATCAATAAATAAAGGTACATCTTCGTTTATGTGAATGTCCTTAGTTTCTTTGGGTTTACCTGCTACATAATTGTAGTATAGTTGTACATATTTAAAGTCGCCTTTCTCTAAACCCTTTTTTAGAGCTTCAAATGCTAATGGCTCAAGTGGTGTAAGTTTCTCTATTAGTTTGACTTCTTCTGTCTTAGGTTTTCTACCTGCACCCTCTCTCTTACCACCATTGTTTATTCTTTTATCCATAATTGAAAAAGATTGATTAATCAATTATATAACGAGGGTTTTTTAAGTTTTGTATCATTGTGTTTTATTCTTTCGTTTGCGATGTCGCAATAATCTTTACTAATTTCTATTCCTATATATTGCCTATTCAATATTTTTGCCATAAGACAAGTAGTACCACTACCACACATTACATCTAACACTATATCATTTTTTTGTGTAAATACATTTATAAAATCGTATGGTATTTTGTCAGGAAAAACAGCAGGGTGCTTATGTTTTAGTTTTGAGCCATCTCCACAACTATTTCCAAAGTTCATTACTGTACCACAACATTTCATTGGATTTATATAAACCTTTCTTGCTTTTTTCTGTGTTCCATCTTTATTTCTTACTGCTGCTCCTGTAATTGTTTTACCTGCGTGTTTACTTGGAATCTTAATAGATTCCTTATTAAAGTATTTTGGTTTTTTACCCTTTACAAATATTGGTATATATTCGTGGTCTACTCTAAACCTTTTAGTCCACCAAGCACCCTCAACTCCTTGTCTATTATATATAACTGTTTCGAAAAGTCCAAAACCTATATCACACCAATCAATTATAGTTTTAAATGTTGTTAGTGTTTTTCTTCCTTTTATAGTCGCATCTTGTATTACCATTACTATAATTCCACCATCTTTAGTAATTCTATAAAGTTCTTTACCTATTTTATGTAAATCAAAGGAATAACCTTTATAATCTCTTAAGTTGTCATATGGAGGGCTAAAAACTGTTAAGTCAATATAATTATCAGGTATTTTAGAAAGTGTTTTAAGACAATCAGTATTATATATCTTGTTTGTTTTCATCTAATTGTTTCTTAATTACCTCTACACTCATATAGATTTGACTTACTATATTCTCTAATCTTTTTATTCTTTGTATTGTAGTGTATTTCTTTGGTTTCATTCTGTACCTGCTATAATGTGGTCTGATGGATGTCTATTGCGATTGTATTGTTCTACTCTCCATTGTTCACTATGGAACTTCTCTGCCTCGATTTCTCTTTGGAGATTCGAAAGGCTGCGCCAGGCGAGTTTTGCTGAGTGTCGTACCCCATCAATATCATACATACCATTTTCCATTAGGTGTCGCATAAGTGCATCTAAGTCGTCTTTGCTTTTTTCTCTATCCCAATGCATCTCCTCATCAGGGTGATGTTGTTTACTTCCTATGTAGCTTACTCTTGCTACTTCGCATAGTGCATCAGGAAAGTATTTTATTAGTCCACTATACAAGGGTATCTCT